GAATTATGTGTTGTTTTGTCAAAAGATTCTCCAAGAGGTCTCTATAAACTCTATGAGGAAAAGGGGTCATTATGGCTTTTATACATCATATGTCGACAGTTGCACAACATTAACCATATTCCCAGGTTCTAGACTACGAGCTGGTCAAGAAACAGCAACAATCTGGTTCCAATTAGCAACTACTAGGTGTTTTCCAGATGTTAAAGGCATCAGGGAGTGGATTAAAGATGGTTCAGTCTATAAGAGTGGGTGGATATCGACTGATGCACACCGAGTTAGTCATATGATCAGAGCTTATGATAAAATAATTATGATGTATAATGCATATTTAGAAACATTAGGAACAATTGATGACACTAATGATGATAGTAACATGTTAGGACTGATGATAGTGATTTATCTGGAAAACAAGAGAATAACATCAAAGATGCTTCAGGATTTGAGGTATATGTACATGATGAAGCTTTCTGTTATACAGCCATGGTCTGAAATGCTAGAGAAGTTTGATGTCCCAATTAGGTCTTCATTACAACTTTATCTCCATAAAAGGATGATGCAATTCCTCATGAATACAAAAAATGAAAACTTTATTAATAAGTTTAGATATTATAATTATGATCCAGACACTGATGTTGGTGGTACTGCAAAATCTAAACTGCCTAGATGCTTGTCTAAAGGTTCTGAAGTTGGGTTCAATACAATTTTAATTGAGATGTACTTAAGCATGTTGATGAACAAGGATCAAGATGAGAGAGTTCACTCATCGAGACAGATCCTTAAGAAAATGGTTAAGATGGAGGAGCAGTTCCAAAAAATGAAAAAAGAGAATAGGCATTTGGGGTATGACAAGACTATGTCTGACATTGAGTATGCAAGTCGGATAATAAAAACAGGAGATAGATGTCAATTCTCTAAAGCTGCAATAGAGATTGGATCAATACTTCAGTCATATGATTCTGAGAACCAGTCAAGATGTGGGTTAGCTCATGAGGAAGCAGCAACAAACAAGCTAATGGACAAGACGTTGGATGAGTTCGCAACATTCAAATCATCATATGATCCAATTACTGACACTAGAAGGAAATGTATACAGGGAGTGAAGGAACTAGTGGACCAAGGATGCATAAGGATGTCTGATGTTGTAACCAAACATAAGAATGATGAGTTGTCTTTTGTTGTTTTTAAGAAGAATCAAATAGGGAGCACCAGAGAAATCCTGATTCTACCGATCCAGAATAGAATATCTATACATGCTGTTGAGACACTATCAAGGCTAATATGTACAAAGGACAACAGAGAGATGTTAACATCAGGAAAGCAAAAGAATGATATTTTGAGGACATTCCACCAAAAGTGCCTAAAGGTCAAAAAGATTGGTTTCCCTGTTTACCACAATTTTGATAAGTCATCTTGGGGTCCTGGTTTCACTCCTATCCAATTTTATTATATGTTCACACCATTCAGGAAACAATTAGGTGGTGTGTTTCC